CTAAATCCATCTGATGCGTGTGATGCCCAGTCATGTGACGGTCTGCCTTGCCAGGTCTTCATCGACTCATTCCATTCTCTGTGATACTGCCTTAAACAGTCAACACCCTTCTCTGTACGCTCTGCATCGAACCAACATCTAGGTAGGATTGATCGCACTGCTTGAATACCGTCATCTATGCCGAGCTGCGGTGCAATGGTAATATTATTTAATCCCATCTTCTGCAGCACTTCATAACGGCTCTTACCCGATCCAAGCTCTCTGACTCTTACATCATGTGGCAAGATATGCTCCGAGTAAGTATAGCCTTTGTTCTGCAGCTCTCTAGTGTAATGATCTAAACCATGACCTGAGTTCTCATAAAAGTCTATAACTCGTATCTCCGCACCTATGACCTGAAAAAACCAAATAGATGTTTGGTCTGACATACCCAAATCCCATGACGTGATAACACCAACACTAGGCTCATAAGGTACATATGTAATTCTATTTGATGCTTTGATGTCTCTAAACTCAATAGCGTAGTAAGCACCAGCGTTATGCGTTAGAAAGTCACCTTCCCAAATATGGTCGTAAGCTTCAGGTCTTTTTACAAGATCGTCCTGGCGCTCTGCTTCCAATACTTCAGGAAACCACGGATTATCCGAGTAGTTACACTTAACAATGATTGAATCATCTGGTGGATCTAATCGAAAACGCTTGTGTGTTGCTGACTCTTTGCTCTCGGGGTTCCATGTCACCCATATCTCAGAATTATGCTCACGTACTGTTGGAATTAGCTTCTCATAAGCCATGTCAGATAAGTTCTCAGCCTCATCTATCCAGCATAAGTGAATACGAGCCTGACCTTTAACGCTGTCTAGGTTTCGTCTTAGTCCTATGAACGTATAGTAGATGCGACCACATTTAGTTCTAATGTAGTTTGCACCTATCTCATAAAACTCTGCTAACCAGTCCACCTCCATGATGGCTGCTTTAACTTCTGCGAATGATGAATCACTCAATGAGTTTTGGAACTCACGTCCACATATGATTTGACCACGCTTATCTTGCATGGCTAACTCATAACCACGAATAGCACTCATTAATGCAAACGTTCTTGTCTTACCACTACCACGTCCACCGTATGCACCACGGTAACGATACTTCCCCTGGAATACTGGTGTTAGTACATCAGGAACATTAATTCTCGCTGTAGTCATTCTGTGTGACTCCAACGATCTCTATCTTCATAGGCTTAAATGAGTTATCACTTGATAGATTGTCTTGTTCTATCTTATCTTTCCAGCCGAAGCGGTTCTTCATGTTAAAGATCCAGGTAGTAGCATTACCACTCACTTCTCCTACCGTCATCTCACGGCCTGTGCGTTCCCACCATATCTGGCACGCTTGTCTTGCCCTTTTTACGGATTTGGTAAATTCTGGCTCTTCTTCCATCCATCTATACCAAACATCATCACTAATGCCTAGTTCAAAACGCATTTCTATATCGCTTGCGCCTTGCTTGCCAAGTATTAACAATTTATCTTGCCAGCCTTCGTCCAATGAGCTTAACTCTCGTCTTGGTCTACCTACTGGTCTTTTCTCATTACTCTGTGTCATAACAACGTCCAAAGCCTTTATCTATTTATGCATTATTGCAAGCTATATATTATCCTGTTATGCAAATAAAATACATACCAATACTCTAGTTATTGGCTAACTGTTGTTATTATACTTTAAAATCAATAACTTGTAAATTTATATGCATTTTCTTTAGGCATTAAAAAACCCCATCAGCATAAGCGTTTGGGGCTAAAACATAAGGAGGCCTTAATATGTGTAGTAGAGAGAGCACTAATTAATTAAAGCTAGGTTCATATTATATGATTTATACGAATATGTAAAGATTATTTGCTTGTTCAATATTCTTTACGTTCTGTTGATATTGAACAAAATGTAAAGTATTTAATCTATTTATTGCCGTTTGGTTTTCCGTCATACCCTTTAGCGTATAATTTAAGTTTTATACGGTGTAGCGTATTTCACGATTCATGAACACTATTTAAGCATTAACATTTAGTTGTGGTAGGTAAGACCAGTGGCTTGCTTCAAAAAATGATAAGTCAGCATAAAAATCTTCTTTTGGTCTTATCCAGTAGCCTTTTTTTCCGTACTCTTGAATTAATTTTTCACTGCCAAGTGTGTAAAATCTTGCTATGTATGTTCTTGTTTTTGTCGCATTGTCTGTGGTACTTTTACCTCTAACTATACAATCAGCTCCTTCATCAGGCCACGTACTTTCATCATCAGCATCAAACTCAACCCACTCAACAATTGAATAGCCTTGCTTTTTTAGATAGTCGATAGCAGATTTTGTTATATCGTCTTTTAACGGTAGTTCACTCATGTCACTTCTCCTTTGTTTCTGACATTTTATGTTTATTTGTCATCACTTTCAACTCCCGCTTCAGAAATACGATTTTCTGCTATTTCAAAATAGTTTTTATCTAATTCAATCCCAATAAAGCTTCGTTTTGTATTAACGCAAGCAACGCCCGTTGTGCCACTGCCCATAAATGGGTCAAGCACCGTGTCGCCCTCGTTTGACCATGAAATAATGTGGTCTGACGCCAATGAAACTGGAAATGTAGCGGGGTGTCCTGTTATGCAATTTCCTTTTTCAGTAGGTATTTGCCACACATTCCAGCGGGAACTAAATTTCTTAATTTTAGCACCGTAGCAACAAGCCTTTTTCATGGCTCCGTTTGCCTGCCTTTCTGTTCCTGTTACTTTACGGCCATAAGATTTGTTTAGTCTATCTTTTATCTGATTAAAATTGATCGGCTTACCTTTTGATAAAACAAACATAAACTCAAAGCAGGCTTGATATCTGCTCTTATCTGGGAATGCGATCGCGTCTTTATGCCATATCATCGTATCATGTAGATTAAAGCCACATTCCATGGCCCATAATGCTTGCTTAAAACTTGTGCCTGTTTCACTTCCTTTAATAGTTGCATCGCCAACAACCCACACAACCACGCCACCATTGGCAGTTATTCGATACAGGTCTTTTAATACAGCCTTCCATACATGCTCACCCCACAGGGAGTTATTGCCGTTGTAGGTGCGGAGGTTGTCGTATGGAGGGCTGGTCACGGTTAGGTCAACCGAACCATCTGGTATTTCTTTCATACGCTCTAGGCAGTCGCCTTGCATTAAGTTAATCATCACTCTAAGTCCCCGTCATATCTTTAGCGCGGTAAGCTGACTCGATTATGTCGTTCATATCGGTTAGCTCGTTTTTGTGACCTCTCAAGCCTGCGCATAACGCTTTTTTAATTAAGTGCTGCAATGCTGGGTTAGTGACTTCAAAGGCGGCTAGTACACTGTAAACGTCAACCGTGATGCTTTTATTGCCGTTGATGTCAAATATTTCGCGGTGGTATTTATTGCCATCATTAGGCTTTATACGCTCTGCAAGTAATTCAAACTCTCGCTCTTCTTCTAGTGTTGATGTTTTAATGTCCATTAGTATTTCTCCAGTATCTCGTTATGAGTAACATTAATCGACTTAATATTAAACTCAAAACCATGCTTTTCAATAATATCTGCCATATACTCGCTGGCGTTATCTTCTTCAGCATTAACACCGTTTACATCTTCAGTCCATTCCCTAAACCATTTACGCAATTCTGATATTGTTCCCGCTTCTTTCGCCTGGATCTCAAACATTCCTACAATCATGTCAAACTTTGCAGCCCAATGACGATTTAAACGCTCCAGGTCAAGCTGATGCATTAAATGAACTCTCTCTGCTTCTTTTTCTAGCTTGGCTATACGTTTTTCCAAGCGCTCTGTCTTCAGTGTACTCATTATCTCCACCCTTTATATTCTTCTATGTACCGTATTGACTCACGCAGCTCAGACAACATAACATTTTTAACTAATTCGTCTATTGCATCATGATCTGGCTCGTAATAATGCACACATAAGTCTTTTATAACGTCTAGCAATGGGGTTTCTTCACCAGCACCAATAAACACCTCTTCATCATCAAATAAACATGGTCTTAGCTTTACTCCTTCATTATCAACCTCAGGCATACAAGCCACTTGGCTCTCTACTTTGCTGACTGGAACAAAGACTCCGTTCGCCTGTTCAATTATTTGATCAAACTGCTCACCGCTTAATGTTATATTCATTTTTTTACCTCTCTCTTCTTGGTTGCTTATGCAACACCCTGTAATCTATCTAACGCTTCTGGTTTAGTTCCTACTACGTGAATAGAGAAAAAACGGTTATCGCGTGTCATTTTTTCTTCAAGCCTTTTTTCGGTATTGTTCACATTCATGTGATTTGCAATATAAGTACAAACCATTGGTGATGTTACTGTAATTCCTGACATCTCGGTAAATATAGCCGCAATCTCAGTTCTACTTAAACCCTCTACAATCTTGTCAGTAATAAACGCTGATGTTTGCTCTCTTGATTCGTTTATTAACCATCTGGCCCTTAAACATCTTCCTATTGATCTAGGATGATCCGCATCTAATGTTTTTCTAAACTCTAAAACTTGATCTTTAACCTTCTTGCCTAAAAACCCTTTCACTGTTGTGATCGGAACGTTAAAGTGCTTTGCAATCTGATCATCTCTGTATCGCTGCTTAATAAGATCAAAGATTACGTTTAATGTCTTATCCATGTCACCGTCAATATACCAGCTAGGAGTTCTATCTCTCTTTATAGATTTGCCCATAATCTTTCAAACTCCTTTTGGTGCTGCATATCTTCAAACTTTCTTTTAGCCTCATTTCGCTTAATTGACGGCTTGCTTGGCTTGTCGTATTTGCCAGTGCCTTTAGCGAATATAATTCCTGGGTTGCCTTGCTTGTTTAACGGGTTTTCTTTATTTTCTAACATTACTCACCATCCTTTACAAACAAACCATTAACCATTTTGCCTTTACGCTTGCTGATTACGTTATAAGCTTGCTCTAAGCACTCATTGATAGTTGTGCCATTCATGTACGCCTGGATAATTAAAGTAACCACAATGTCACCAATCGCATCTTTAATTTCGTGATCATTGCCATCAACTAAAGCTTCTAACAGCTCAGTAACTTCTTGTTGAGTTTTAACGTGCTGCTTTAATGGTGCTGAGTTTGCAATAATGCCTTTTTGCTCTGCCCATACTGCTACTGCCATTTGTAAGTCTTCCATGTTTTGCATATTACTCTCCCTCTTTATTTAATCTTTTAATCTCTGCTGCAGTGTATGCAATCTCTTGTGGCGTTAGATTCTTAACTAGATACCATGTTATGATTTCTTTTGCATCTGTAACAAAAGTTCTGTTGCTGCTGGCAATCTGAACGTCATTACCAGCCAATAAATCATCTACAACCACATCAACCAAATCAAAGTCTAAGTTCATTGCAGCTCTCCATCTTTCATTTGGCTATACAACCAGTCAGCGTATTCTTCTTTTTTCTCTTGAGCATCTTGAATTAAAAACTCCTCCCAGCCTTCAAACTCAGTAATCACCGTTTCTAGCTGAGCAATTAACGATTCAGGCATCAATGTAGTGTTTAAAACACCTAAATCCTCAATAGCTGCATCAATCGCTTCTTCAACTCGTTCTTCTAAATAAACTTCATCATCTAATAAATAAGTCATCTCTCTCTCCTTACGCTAAAAAATTTAAAAGTGTATAAACACCGATAACCTGGATTGCAACATAAAACATGATATTTGATAAACTTAGCATTTTTAATCCTTATGTTTTTTTGTTCCTACACCTTGTATTATCCATATTTATTTAACCTTGTAAACCTTTTAATATCTCTTTTTTAAGATTTTTATACTTTATTTTGATTTCTTTTATATCTTCAATTGTAAGTTTTGTTTGGGGGTGATGTGATTCTAGATAGTCAACAATCTCTTCACCGTAACGTAGTATTAGGTTTTTACGGTAATTTATGATGTTGCCAGATAGATAGTTATTGCAAGCAGAGCATTGCTTGTGGCAGTTTTTTTCGTCAAACCGCATCTCTGGGTGTGCGCCAACCGTTAGATAGTGTCCAGCATGATACTGGCCTTGATGATGCCTTCCACATGATATACAAGGCAGTTTCTCATCTCTTGCTCGAATGTAAGCATTAAAAGCTTGTTGAGCTTCTTTAAGATGATCCGCTCTTGATTTTAACTTTTCCTTTTTCTCCTTTGCTTCTTTGCGTTGCTGCTTTTGTAAAACAGCCTTGCCTTTTAACCTATTGTCTGATGCATATGCTGTAGCGTGATCAAATGAGCAGAACAAGCGATTATTAATCAATACGCCATCCCCTACTCTATTGTAGCTGCCACAATGCGGACATTTCCGTTTACTGTTGGCCAATTACTCTGCCTCTCTAGTAGGCCAAGCAACATCAACCCCAAGCTTCATACTCAAGTGACGGCTTAACACTTCATACACTTCGTTATACTCGCTGGCAAGCGGTTTTGTTGTCGACTCTTTACCAGTTACTGCAATTTGTACTGGCTTCCATAAGTTCTCTTTTACGCTCTCCATAGTCCACGGTATATCAATCTCTGGCTTTATGACCTGCTTCATATCCAAGCCTGCTTCATTTAAATGATCAGCAAGCAGCTTACAGTATTTGTGCAATGCTGCGTTTTGGGTGAGCGTTCTTTGCATACCTGTTTTCATGCTCATTCGCAAGTATCTGTGCGCTTTATACTCAGACCTAAGATTGGCAATATAATCCTCTAGTGACTGATCACTATTAATAATTACTTCACTCATTGCCAACTACCAGTTCACCAATCTTTTTATAGGCTTTATCCAGCTCACCATCTTTATAAACGAGTGCTTTCTCTGCTGACGTTAAAGATCTTTCAGCAATATCACGTTCAAACATTAGGGCTAAGTTTTCGTTTTCTAAATCCCTGATTATTTTTTGCATAGCGGCTTTTTTCATAGTAATAACCCTCTAACCAAATCTAATAACAATGCATCTGCTTCAAACATATCAACTGTGTATATGTCACACTCTTGCTTCATTCTGCAACATCACTTTCAATAAAATCAAAATATCTGTTGCAAGTGTCCACTGCCTGCAAATAAAACTCAGTATCGTAAACATCAATACCCTTATGTTTTAAAATCTCATGGAACGCGCCTCTAAATGCCTTTGATCTGTCTAACTCTCTTGTAACCACGTTTCTGTTATCAAAATCCAAATAGATTCTCAAAGCTTCATGCCTGGCATCTTCTGGCAAATCAAAAAATGACGTATCAGATCCAATTTCTAAGTTATCAAATCTATCTCTATCTGCCTTATCCAGATCAATTAAATTACCTGCTTGTAACATTAGCTTAGCTCCATATCAATTAAAGCATCAAACTCTTCAACATCTAAATCCATAGCCTTTTCAGCTTGTGCAATTGTCAAACCCTGGTCAGTACGTAACCAGATCCAAATCTTTTTTAAAAACGTTTTATCTTTTCTGCTCATATCAATCTGCCAATACTTGATAATACAAAACTCTGCCATCGGCCAATTCATAAAAGCTAATGTGCAAGTTTTCATCAAATCCACGCTCATTAACTAAGTCATCTAAACTGACATCTTGACCTACAAACGTTCTCAGCTCTTTGCAAAACGGCTTTGTCCAAAAGTGATCGTCCAACCCCAGGCTAGATAGCTCGTCTGCTGTCTTACTTTGGAACTTTGGTATCTTTCTTGAGTTCTTCCAAACTGTTACGGTAGCAAGGCTAACACCTAGCTTTTTAGCTAGATGCTTGCGGCCACCAAACAGATTAATAACGTGCTTAATCTTGGTGTTCATTTATTTCCCCTAGAATGGAACGTTGATGTCGTCAAAACCATGTGCAGGCTGCTGCATAGCATGAGCTTGCTGGTTCTGAACTTGCTGCGGATTCATTGGCTGCCCGTTTTGATTCATGTACTGCGAGCCACCTTGGCTTTGGTTTTCTTGCTTCTGCCCACCGCCAACAAAATCAATTGTTGAAACAACGCACTCTAGGCTTGCGCCATGCTCACCACTTTGCTTAGTGTAAGTATTAACCTTTACGTCTTTACCGCTAATAAACAGCTTAGTTCCCTTTGTGCAGTGTGGAGCTAATCCCTCTGCCTGCTTACCAAACAGAGTGGCACGCAACCAATGTGACTCTTTATTTTGTCCGTAGCCCGTGTTATAAGCGCCATTTAACTGAATAATAGCCGTACCTGATTGAGCGTATTTAAGCTCTGCATCGCGACCTAATGTAATTACACCTGATAAAATCATTATTTAACCCTCTTTCTTCGTTTTATAGCCAAGTTCTTTCTTGACCTGTTTTACTTTTGCAGCGTTTCTATCTTCTCGCTCATCTAACCCTGGATCAGACTCTAATACTTTACGATATGCTCTAGTCCATGCCTCTGGATTAAACACTTTAAAGTCTGGTTTTGAATTACCGTGCAAGTAAGAGTAAACCTCATTTAAAAATTCAACACTGCTAGCTCTTGCGTTAGCCTTGCCCTGTAGTATTCTTCTTGCTAATGATATTTTGTCCGTAATCATTCCTTTACTCCGTTCTTTAACATATCAAGCAACTCTCTGGCTGGCATAGCATCGTAATAATCGTCGCTATCTAGCAAACTAGCCAGATGCTTCTTTTGCGCTGTATCAAGTTCTGACTTTATCTCGTCAAGGCTTTCTTGATCACGGTGCGCGTAACACTCACATAAACTTTTAATAGTGCGATTCAACTCTGCTTTAGACTTAAATGGAAACTTCATTACTGGCTCAGGCTGTGACTGCTGCAATATTGCGTTTTGCACTTCTTCAGCACTTGCAACACTCCCTTCAATACCAATACCAAATGCACCAAGCGCACGCCCAATTGCCGATGTTTCACCGTTCTCAACATACGATGTTGCATTGATAAATCCATCACCTTCTTTTTCTTGTGAATGACCAGTTGCAACAATGTTACCACCTACCAAAATAGTAGCTTTAAACATGATCACCATTTTGCCAGTTTGCGGATGCTCTACGTGTGAAACAATCTCAGTTTCAATAGCGCCATCTACATAATTTTCCCTAAAATGTCTGATACGCTCGTTTACTTCAACGTACTGCTTACCTTTGATGTTGACGGTTTTTAGTTGTTTAACCATTTGTGAAACTCCTTCTCTACTTTTAAAGCCTCTTCATGATCACCATCGCTCATTAGCAGATAAGCAACTGCTGCTGCAACTTTTTCTGGCTCTTGACCAATCCAAGCTTTAACGCTCTCATATAATTCTTTATCTGACATCTGTAATCTCCCTTGTTTACGCTTACCGATTATACTATTTATTCTTTCTTTGTCAACTTTTATTCATTTATTTTGTTTAATTATATTACGCAAGCTATTTATATTCGCTTTAGCTTCAGCCTTACGCTCTTCAAATGGTTTAGCACCAAGCATGAATTTTTGATCTTCAATGCGCTGCATATTCTCTTGCATCATCTCTTCTTTTAGCATCTGAGCGTAGCCTTCTTTGCACCAGCTAACAAACAACCCAATATCTACAAATGGATGCTTGCTATCAAGCCTGGCGTAATTTAAGCCAATCTCAAGCTTCTGTGGCGTGTCTATCTTTGCCTGAGATAAAGCTAAAACAAACTGCTGCTTATAAGCCCTAACCTCTGTGTCAGTTTTAAGCTGCCGTTTGATAGTTGGTTTTAATGCAAATAATTGCTCAATATAATCATTGAACATTCTTTTAACGTCAGGAGTAAGTGAATCAGTAAGCTTTTTTGCCTCTGAAACGAAAACCTGATGCCCTTCCTGCTGTTTTATTGCAATATTAGTATCATTTGCAAGGTTTGATACTAAATCGCCTGTAATCGCTTTAATTTGCTTCATGGTTATCACCTACCAATCAATGTCATTTATTCGTTCTTCGTATGTTTGCATTAAGCCTTTCTGAACATTCTTGTTTCTTACCCATTCCGCTTTAAAGCTTTGCCAACCACGCTCAACTGACTCTGTTAATGCTTCGTTTAATGAAAGCCCTGCTAACTGTGATTGTTTGATAATTCCATTTAATGCTGTCTGTGTCAGCTTTGCCTTACGCTGTTTGTTAAAATCAAACCACACTTGATTAGATACACCATCTGGCCTTTCAACAGCAGAAGCTTTAGCTTTTGCCTTATTGTTTATTGGTAGGTTAAAAGAAGTGATAGATTCCTGTAGCTCTGTGCTACTACCCCCTAGTGTCACTGTGCTACTACCTTGTAGCTCTCTGCTACTACCTAGTGCCTCTGTGACACCACCTAAATTGATAGTATAAATATTAGATTGCTTCTCTTTTGAGCCTGGCTTTTGCCTCTGCTGAATTGATAAGTAACCACTGGCTTTTAACGCATTAATATTTCTAACCACTGAACTTCTTGAGCAATTACATTTTTCAGCTATATGAGCCATCGATGGAAAGCACATACCTTTATCATCAGCATTATCCGCAAGCTTTAACATGATTAACTTCTTTATTGGTGAGCCAAAGTCAACATTAAAGACCTCAACCATTAATTTCATACTCATTACTTTTCTCCAGGTATAAAAAAACCGCTATTGGTAAAGGGGGTGACACAAGCGGATTGATACGCTTTCCCCTTTACCGATAACGGCTTAGATAATTCAATCATTTTTGGCATTGCTTCGGTGTCACTCTATTCAATGCGCAGTAAATTATACTTTTATAATTTTATTCCGTCAACCTTTCTTACTAAGTAAATATTAAAGCACCATATCTGGGCTTATTTTCAATCTTGATACTTCACCGTACGCTTTGTGGTACGTTATAACCTGCGCATCACGCCCTGATAAATAACCGCCCTGGCTTGCATATGCATCTTTAGCTGCCAATGTTCTATGCTGCTCAACGACCATTAGATTGGTTTCTTTTAGTTCCGCATGATGCAAATGCCCAGTGTGGCAATAACTAAATTTAGTACGACCAAATACTTCACGGAACTTACCAGCCATAACGTCACTAATGTTCGAAATTCTGCGCTTGTGGCCGTGGTGTACGAATAAGCTTGTGTCACCATGCTCAACACAATAATAAACGTCTGGTGATAGGTCTACGGTAATTCTAGGCTCATTTTCATAAACGTGAGCAATCATCTCTCGTAACCAAACCGAACTAGCCAAGTCATGATTGCCAGTAGCCATAATGCAATGCACCTCTTCATGCGTTACTAGCAACTTATCAATAACTGATCTAATTAGCCTTACAGCGACTCTTACCAGTTTTTGAAAACGTGAATCTGCATCTAATACGTGACCACTTGACGGTGTGACAGCGTCCATTCCATCCCAGTGCAGGAAGTCACCTAGATTAGTCAACACGGCCTTTCTTGCGTTTGGACTTGACTCTATTGCTTTGTCAAACCACTTAATCAATAGATCTTCTGCGACCTCTAAATCCCAGTCATCACCTGTTTCTTCACCCCAAGCAAGCATACCTAGATGGAAATCACTAATGATAAAGTTGTTTAGTAATTGATCATTTAACAGACTATTCTCTGCAAATTTAGAAGGTTTATAAACTGGCAGATCGCTTTTAAATATGTCAACAACCTGCTTGGCAATCTCAATATTAGATTCAAGCTCTGCGTTAGTCTTAACCCATTGTATGATCTGCTTACCTTCCTTGTCGTATAAAGTAGATGTACCTTTAACCGCAAAGCCTGGTGCTGTTTTCTTGGTCATATCAAATTCAGGCGACCAACCACGTTTAGCAGCGTTTTTACGAATGCGCTCTAATGTGTTTGAGATAGTACCTTTTGACTTGTTTAAAGCTTTTGCTGCGTTTGTCTGCGATCCATGCTTAACCAAAGCATCAATAACATCAGACTGTGAGCTTGTATTGCAAAACTCTTTTAGTTCTTCGTAATTCACTTTTCTGCACCTTATAAACTAAAAAACCGCATAAAGCGGCACTTATAAGCTATCAAACTTCTTAAGGAGTTTATTCACTTTACTCTCACTAAACGAATTAACCTTATGTTTAATTAATTTAGATTTTAAATAGTGCAAATACTTTAACTCGTCATCTGATAAACTTTCATTTTTCATGTGGTCTTTGTACCATCTATCAACGTCTGAACGTAGCATGTCTTTTTGGATTGAGCTTAACTCTTGAGTAATGTCTTCTTTTAAATTATCAAGCTTCTTATCGGTGTTTTTTGTTTTGCAAGATAGGCTAAACCAAATAATAGCACTAGTGATTATTGTTAAAGCAACCAGGCCGACCTCAGTTGAATGCATAATAAATAAATTGTAATATTCGTTAAAATACATGATGGAACTGCCTACAATTGCAGATAGAGTCCCCCATACGAAAACAATGTCTTTTACATTTTTAGTTATTACTGATATCTTTTCGTTTGGCATGGTGTATTCCACTTACAAAATTGTAATTTTAGTTATATTTTTGCTTTTTACAGCATTCATTAGTTTTTTATGGGCTTTGATACTCATAACCATATCACCATCTTTTTTGTCTGATCCAGTCGCAATGCAACCATGCAGCTCTTCAACTCTATTGGCTGGGTGAATAAGTATTAAATTTCTTGCTTTATCGCTTGGATAATGGCTAACAGTTTCACCTATTAACGCATAGGTATCTAGCCTGCCTTTATAGCTATGGTATTCTAAATCATAAATACCTTCTGGAATACAGCTAATGTTTGCTGCGTTATCAATCCATGGGCGTTCAAGTGAATAACAGATAAAATCGCCATCTATATAGATTGAGCCAATAGTCTGCTTATCTGTAAATTCTTGGCGCTCTAGCTTTAACTCACTCATTTCTGCTTTCCCACATTTCTACTCTCTAAGAATCCGCCACCGAAATAAAACCCAATTATAGTAAGCATAATTTCGCCCAACCACATAGAGTTAGCAAACTCTTTGGCTTTCTCTACACTTGCAACATCAATAACACCATACATCGCACCTAGTACACCGTTGAGCATAATAAACACGAAAATGAAGGTAAATGCAAGCGCTATGTATCTTTGCGCAATTTTAAAAGGTTTGTATGCATTAAGCAAGTCAACTTTAGCTTGTGTTTTAGCCTCAATTAGCTTTGTCTTATTTTCAGCAACTTCTTCTGCGCTAGTGAATGACTCATCAATTAACTCTAAGCCCTTATTGATAACGTCTTTACTTCCAAATATGGTTGATAAAATACCAAGCATTTAAAATCCTTTCCAGGCCATTAGTTTGTCAAACTCACCTGACATTAGTTTTTTCTTCATTACTTCGTTGACTTCATTTGTGTCTTCCCAAGTCAAACCAGCTTCTTTAATCCAATCGTTTAATAGGTTCATTGGAACACTTCCAACAAATTTATAATCTGATCCAAATTTATTAATCTCTGAGCGCTTTATATCTTCTACTCTAGCAATAGTGTCTGAATTGTCGTAAGTCTTTTGATGAATTATTTTATCTGTCTTGTGATCATAGATCATCTTATCTGCAATCTTCATATATACCTCGAATTTTAAGTAAAAAAAAGGGCGTAATTAAACGCCCCTTCATTATACCTTACTAAAGCAATTAAGCAGTAGCGCAGTCTGCAACAATACCGTTAGCTGCTTCGTTCTTACATACTAGTGTAAGCTCAGTAACAAGCTGACGTGTTGTAGCATCACCAGTTTTAGCAAGCTCAGTGTTCTTCATAGGACGTAGCTCAGCAACTTCCCACATATCATCCTGCATTACTAATACATCGCGACCACGTACTAAACGTGAAGGCATGAATGATACTGAACCCCAAGGTGTAACATAAACATCAACCGCATTAACGATTGCGTTAGTTCCGCCAACTGAAGCACCGATTGTAGAACGCTGGTTGTTCATACCAGTAAATCCTAAAGCGATGTTCATCTGGTAAGCAGATAGATAAACCGAATTAGGTGTACCGCCTTCTTCCCAAATTGACTGCATTACTGCATCCATATCAGCTTGTGTAAACGCTGAAGTATCAGAACCGTCAGTACGTGCATCAGTACCGTTTCCAGCAGGTGCAGCACCGCCAGTACCTAAGTTAGCTTCGTTAGTTGCAATAAATGCGCCAACACCAGCTAATTCACGTGCAGCAGTAGAGCTACCAGCTTCGCGTGCGTTGTTATCAAGTAAAGCTTTTTCGATATCTAGCTTGATTTCTTTAGCGATCTTCATTGTCTGGTATGCAATCTCTTTTGCACGTCCAGCTTTTTTAAGACCTTCATCAGTATCAGGAATTGATACCGCGCCTTTAAAGATTTGTGTGTAGTTACCCTGGCGAACTGCAGCAGTACGAGCTGAAGCAACTGTTGTATCACCTTCAATGTGAGCATTAGCGCCTGCAGCACGTAGTGAATCAGTCATCCACTCGTGGTAAGTGTTAGTTGCTTTTGTCTTTTTACATTTAGACAAAAAAGGAGTTTCTTCTGGTGAGATGTTATAGATTACATCGCGTAAATCTTCGCGAATACCAGTAGCATCATAAGAATCAAAAGTGTTAGTTGGCTGTGCCATAGTAATATTCCTTGTATTAAATTACTTTAAAGTTGGATCTAAAATCAGTGATAGAGCATCGTCAATACTTCCGCTCTGTCTTAGTTTTGCAAGCTGTGACTTGCGCTGCTGACCTCTACCCGCAGTTTTCTTAACACCTGCCTTGATTGGCTTCCTAGCCCTTTTAGACTTTTCAGCTACAATCTTTTTACTATCACCACCTTGCGACTTTAACCATAAGCTTGCGTAGTATAAAGTTTCCATATCTCTATGTGACGTTATCTGTGCAATCTCTTCTTTGGTGTACCCTAGCTTTTCCGCTGCCGCTGTTAATGATTCTGAAAAAGCTTTAGCCTTCTCTGGATCTTTTAACTCTGGCAGCTTTTTAACTAGCTCTTGCGCTTCAGCTTGAGCATATTGCGCTCTAAGTTGCATATCTGCCTGGCTCTGTCTTTGGAGCTGTTCAGTAACTTGACCAACTTGTGCGTTATACTCTTGCATTTTCTTTGAGTAAGACATTTGAGCTTCGTGCCATCCAAACGGATCATCACGGAACGCTTCCATATCTGGCTCTTTTGGTGGTGTTAAAGCACCTGCTTGAACTTGCTGCACTAGATTTTGCAGTTCTTGTCGTTCTTGCGTAAGGGCTACATATGCAGATTCCGCTTGTTTTTTTAGTTCAGCGTTTTCTTGCATGCCCTTTTGTATAAACTTCTGACCAGAATAACCTCTCTGCAACTCGTCAAGGGTTACCTTTTGCTCTTCTCCATCCACTTTTACAGTGTAGAGATTATTATCAGGCTCTTGCTCGTCTTCGTCCGTTTCTTCTGAATCTTCAGCATCTGCATCTTCTTCTGAATCGTCTGAATCATATTCATCTTCTTCATCGTCTTCTGCATCAACATCATCTTCGATGTCATCACCATCATCAGTTTCGCTTTCTTCCTCAGCTTCATCAATAACGCCCTCGTCTGGGTTAGCCATCTCTTCTTCGGTTTCTGCTACTTCATCAAATTGCTCTTCTGGCTGTACTAATAAGTCAGCCGCTTGGTCTAATGTTAAGACCTGGTCTTGCGGTAGTGTCGCTTCCACGGTGCACTGCTCCTAAGATTATTTATTTGTTTGTTTTTTATCAAATACTGACTCTTCTGCTAAAACAGAATGAATTACAGCCTCGATTTCTCGTAATGCTAAAACAATATTGTGCGCTTTGTCAATAGTTATCTCATCTGAATCGCTTGATAGAAATACTTCTACCTGGCGACTTTTTACAATTTCCATCAACTCAATAAAAGTATCGTCTTTTGCAAGCCGCTTATAACGACCTGCTTTATCCTTAATGCCTTCCATTAATATCTAGCCTGTGTTGCTGCTGCTGTTGGCTGTTGGTCCGCATAACGTGGCGCATCTTGCATTCGCTTAATACGTTCTACGTCTACTGCTGTTCCATACTTGCCTAAAATCTCAGCCGCTTCTGTTAATAGCTTTTGATCAAGCTCATCACGTTTACGGTCATCTTCAGCGATTGCTTTCTGTGCATCTAACTGAAGTTTTAGCATGTCGCTTTGTGCTTTAGCTTGTGCCTTGATGTTTTCAGCTTCGACCAATGCTTGAGCATGCATCATTGCTGGATCTGCTGGAGGCTGTTGTCCTTGAGCCTGCTGCATCTTCATCATCATCATTTGCTGCTCAATCTCTGGTGTCATTGGTGCATAGTAACGGTCACTATTGCGATAACCACCAAGCGCTAGAATATCTGATAATGTGTTTCTAATATTGGTCAAAGATACGATGCCGTTCTGCGCTCCGTATGCCTGGTAAATGCTCATTTGCGTTTGCAAGGTTTGACCTAATGCAGCGGCTTTCTGATCATCTTTGCCTGTGCCAAGCCCTACATTGATTCCTATGTGCATGTCAGTATTCCACACTCTAGGATCAATAGGTACAAATCCTGCTCCAGACAATCTAATCATCTCTTCTTCTGGTGAGTTTTTGACTAGAATATTAAGCATTAGCTTAAATAATCTCTTCATACCACCTTCTGCAAGGTTTCTAGCAATTACCTCAACCTGCGCTTCACCAGCACTAGCTGTTAATTGTACCGCAGTTGCTGTTGTGTTCTGCAAGGCATCTGGATCTAGTCCGTTTGATGCTCTTGATACACCTGTTTTCTGCTCAATTATTTGGTCGTAGTATTCCAAAGCGCCTAACGTCTGACCTGCCACGAATGGTACAGCCATCTCTTGTACAGCACCTAATTGGCGCATTCTAACGATACCACCAATCTCATTATTCAATAAGTCATCAACATTCACCTGACCTTCTACCATTGCTAGTCTTGGTGAGTTAGTCATAGCGATATTGTCTAATACACCACGCAACATTGAAGTAGCAGCATCTTGATCATTAACAATTAAATCTGCAATTGAATTACCAAAAAATGCGTGTGGCTCTGGATCTGACTCAAATACAGCAAACGGAATCATTGTGCATGGCTCGTAATCAAGCAACTGGTAATCACCACCGCCAAGCGTAACTTTATATAGCTGGGCTATTCCCGTTCCGTCAACATCCATCTTAATATAGGCTTCAGTAACTGCAACCATCTTCATTGAAGGATCGATATTATTCTCATCTTCTCCTTCCATGTTATCCCAGCCACGTCTTTCTAAAGCTTCAGCTTCTGCCATCGTATCATTATTTGAGATGTTTGATAGCTCAATCACATCATCGTAATCAAAGCCCATCTGCAATAAATCACCAACTCGCATTTCTGTTCTGTGGCCGCATACGTAACAATCATCAATGCTTGCTGCTTCTCGGTTTACAAAGAATTCTTCTGGTGGAACTGATTCAATTCTTAAAGTTCCGCATTCCTTCTTGCGCATTACTTTAACGCTGTACTCTGGAACTTCTGCCTCGATACCAAACTCATTTAACTCAAATCTGAATTCTGAATCTTGCTCGATAATTTCAACATCATCTTCTTGAGCGATAACCGCAAGCTCTTGCTCGGTAAGGTTAGTTAACTCATAAATCTCTGATTCTGTGTAATCATCCCAGTAGCACTTTACAATGCCAGACTTCTTTAAAAGCGCATCATGAAACGCATCAGATAAAACTCTGTAGCCGTTGCTTTCATTGAACTTATAATGTATGTATTTTGTAGCTGTGTCAGCTTGACCAACCTGGTCAGGCGACTTAGGCACGTACTCAACAAAGTTCTCGTTTGATAAGAAAATGCGCATAAGGCTTGGCTTGATAGAGCGAATAGTATCGCGAACCTTGGTAGCAACTACTTTTGATCGACCTTCTTCATGACCAATACTCACATCACCGTTATAATACTTTTGAGCCTTAATTCGGTCATGTGCAATCTCACCTTCGATGAAATTCAAAGCATCTGTAACTGCATCTCTTGCAATGCTCTCAATCTCATCGTCCGTCAATGGTTTTAAATCTGCCATTTAATCAATCCTTTTTCTGCTTGCGCTTTCTGGAAATCTCACGCTGTAAAAACTCTTGCATTGCATTATAAGCTTTTTCTTGTGTATCTTTCTTACTAGATTTACCAATTATCGCACCAAATGCTTTTTTAGCCGCTGGTACTGTTACCCCATCAGTTGCAACATCTGCCATGTCCATTAAGCTAGGCGTACCACTTTCAGCCTTAAATGTTCTGCTTTTTACATCTGGAAAATAAACACTTAACTCATCACCAAATGCTGCTAAGTCATGTATGTTATCACCAAACTTACCGCCATACGAGCTACCAAACTGATCTGTAAGATTTATTAGCTCGTTCAAAGTGTTTCTAGCTTTGTAGTTTGATGACAGCTTTCTTGACTCCTGACCAAGTATCGACCCCGCGTTTGGAGCATCTATATCAAATTGCTTTCCAGCAATCTTAGCTAAAGGCTCTAAAACTTGCAATGCTTCTGAATATGTCTGGTTTGCTTTTCTGTAATTATCAGACTGAAATTGTAAAGACTCGTTTAAACCTCTTTGCAATCTCTTGAGTATTTGAACCACATCCTCTTCTAAGTTTGATTGCTTACTACCCCACGGAACTTGCTTTTGAATAAACTGCTTTGCCTTATGTACATCATAAGCAGATTTAGGTTGGTTTCTTGTCAATGTACTAACAACCCTCTTTATAAGGTTTTTTGCAGTATTTTGCTCAAGTATCCACGCGTTATCTGTGATCAAGTCAATATCGCCATTTTCTTTAAACTCAATCTCAACACCTTTTTCACGCAAATCATTAAGAAATTGGTTTACAGCACTACCATGCGCTGGTGGCGTTTGCTTCAACTCTTGTTCAGCAACTCTTTCAATTTCTTCACCAGCTTTTTTTCTAGTTGCATTTACAAAGCTTACACGGTTTTTTAGCTTTTCACCGACCTCATCAAGGTAGTGCATATACTGCGCTTTTGATGCGTTATTGCTAACCTCTTTATGAGTTTCTAGCATTCTAAGCATGCGCATATTATCTTCTGGTGATGCGGCTTTAATAGCTGCGATACTTCTTGGTCTAAAGCCCAAACTCTCAACATTTACTGCTAACGGATCTTTAACAACGCTTCCATCGACTAGCTCGTAAGATGATCTTTCTGCACTGTATGGGTTATCCATTATAGTTTTAGCTGTTTGGCTAATAGGAGCTGGAGCAATCTCACCTGTTACTCCCGCTTCCCTACCAACACCAAATTGAGCTCTAGCAACTTCTTTTGCTCCACCAATAACATCTTCTTTAATTGCAGATGCTCCAGCACTTAACGGTGTTGTTAGCGGTTTTAATGGATTAAGAAATGTTGATGGCGTTATTTGTGCTGACATTGATGCAGCTTGCATAGGTGCTGTAATCTGATTGACTGGCAAACCAACCAAAGCTTGAAATGGTGCAACCACTTCTGCAATGTTACGCATATATTCCTGTCCAGCAGGAGTTTCTGGCATAAACGCTTCAGTACCTTTCTCTATAGCATCTTGTACGTGCTTCTGTGACTCCATTGCAGCTTGTTGCTCTCCAATAGTTCCGTTTGCAAGTTGGTTTGCAATGGCTTCTAGCGAGCCTTTCAAGTAAGCAACCGAACCAATAACAGCACCTGCACCAGTGCCAAGCATTGCTTCTCCAACGCCTGTCATTTTTTCGCCAAATGTATAATCGCTTTCCATTGGTGGCATTACATCATTAGGAATCTGCACACCAGCTTCGGTATCAAAACCTTGACTATCTTGTCCACGAACAATATCAATTAGCTGTTGTTCAGCTGGCTGAGCTGTTGTAGCACCAGAATTCCTAACAATCGCTTCCAGCTGCTCTTTTGTTAATGCGTTTTGAGCCATGTCGCTACTTCCCTTGCTGTAGTTTCTTTATATCTTGTTCAGAATATCCATACCGTTCTTTTAGCATTTGCATGGCTTGTTCTGGATTTGGTAAGCCGTTACTTCCATTACCACTTGCTTGTGTACGTGCGGCTTCTGGTATTGTTCCAAACATTGCTTCGGTAACTACATTTCTGTTTTTACGTTTTTGATCAATAATAGCCTGCGTATCACCTGGCTCTGGAAAAAACTGCTTATTGTAACGATCAAACTCATCGCGGCCAATAGCTGCCCCAGATTCTTTTCTTAAAAGTGAATTTATAAACTCACTCTTTGCCTGCTCATACATCTTAAACTTTTCAGAAGTTAAAAAGTTATCAAACAATGGTATTCCGCTTGCTAAAAACTGTTTAACGCTTGTTCCAGACTGCTCAACGTTTGCAATAATGTTATTTGCACCTTGCATTCTGTTAGCAAAAATACTTGTATTTGCCTGTCCTTCAGTCATATCTATTGAATCAGTTCCGCCTTGCGTAAAACTTACTGATCCGTCAGCATTAACTTTAACCTGCATTCCTTTTTTTCCAGCACCAGCGTTAATCATAAATTGCTGATACTCTTGAGTTCCTGGAATAAGACCAGCGGCACTTGCTCTTGCATTTAATGCAGCAATTGGGTCTTTGTCTGGAGCGGCTATTTGACTTAACTGGTTTGTTGCTGTATTTATTGAATACGTTTTATCATCATCCAAGCCTGTTATACCGTAATTCTGCTTCATAAATGAACCAGTACCAGTAACGTATTTTTCTTGCGGCTTTTCAGCTGCATTCACTTGAGTTACATCACCTGTAGCTTGATTGTACTTGTAAACCGCATCTGGGCTTAAACCTGTAATATTAAACTTGCTTGATAAGTAAGATCCGCTTCCAGTTTCAAATTTATCTGTAGTTTTACCAGATTCCTTAATGTATGCTGAATAGATCTCTTTAACCATTTTAGGGTTATTCATTACCATTTGAGCATACTTTTTAGCAATCGGGCTACCATCTGCAGCTAAAGCTTTCATAACGCTATCTGCTGACCGTCCAACCGATTTATTCTCGCGAATAGTTTTAAGACGATTACTTAAATGCGATGCAAGACCTTGATCTGGAGTCATACGCATAGTGTTAAAGGCTAAAGCTAAACCTAGCATCTTTTCTTCATTGCCAAACATTTTCTTAGCGCCATCGGCTAACTGATCAAAGAATGACTCTTTTTGTGTTGTATCTTTACCTTCAGCTTTATCTTTTTCAATATCAGCATAAACTTTAGCGCCATGCTCTACACCTTTAAATGCTTGCAAACCTTCATTAAGTTCTTGTGTACTAACGCCAAACTCTTTCACTTTATTTTCGTCAAGCGCAAAATCGCCTAGTTCATAGTCAAGTGTAGGCTTATTAAGATTGTCTTGCATTCCAAGCTGATTGGCTTCTTGTGCCATTGCTTGCTTTGCGTAAGCATCTGGCTCTGGATATTGCACTTGTGGCTGTTGTGCTGGCATTACTTCTACGCCACCACCAGTTTGCACACTTTGCTCACCAAGCAAGCCATCTCTGATCATGCCAATTAAGGATTTTTCAGCCATCTTAGTTCCCCATCATTTTTGCAAGCAACTGATCACGTGTTGGCTGTCCACCAATTACGCTACCCATGCCACCGCCTTGAATAGCGTTCATAGCTGAGCTGGCATTAATTCCTGTTGGTAGCATCACTGGAGCAGCTTGTGAGCCTCTAGGCGTGCCTAACTGTGGTTTTAGCTGTGCTTGTTGTGATTGACCTGCTCCACCTGACATGCTTTTAGCGATTCCGCTTACCATAGATTTATAGTCAAAGTCACTGCCACCACCACTCATGATGTCGTAATCTTCATTTAAAATACCACTTTGTGCTGACTGCCCATCTAGTTTTACTTGCCCAAAGTCTTGCGATGATCCTTGTGGTGCTACGCCAAAATCTAACTGACCTGCTGGCATATTGTTATTAGTTGCAACTTGCCCCATCTGCACACCTTGTGGCGGATTAGGAACGGGCGCACCAGTTCCGCCTAGTGCGTTAGAATCAGCAATATCAACACCAAAAGATGATCCTGGTTGCTGGCCTGGCATATAACTCATGATTGTATTAAAACTCATTACAATGCTCCTTTTAATTCTGGATGTGCGTAATTCACCATTAGGAATCCGCTGTCATCTTGCATAACTGCATCTGGTACAATCTCTTGAACCTCTTGTGCAATAACGCCTTTGGTGTATGAATCATCGCTGTAACCCATATCATCAGCCACATCATTCCACTTCCATGAATAAATCTTAATTCCGTTATCTAGCTTACCAATTGTTTTCAAGCCTTTCTTTAATCTAATATCAGAAAAAGCTGCAGCAACTGTTGCTCCAGTGGTTAGATAATCAAACAATCCAGGCTCTTTAGTAGATGTTGTTGTTTGACCATAAGGTGACGAACCTAATGCTTGTGACATCAGACTTAGCTGCGCGGCAGGATATTGCGTATAAGCACCGTACTGACCTTTTGCAGCATCAATAAGAGCTTGTTGTAATGCTTGCTGTTGCTGTCCTTGCTGTGCTAGGTTAGATTGAATATCTGAACCATAGCCATAAGATTGCGCACCTAAAGCACCTAATTGGTTTGCAGCACCTAAACGCTGTTGCGCACCTGATAATCCTGCTGCTTGGTTTGCTGTAGCTGCATTAAAACGGCTTGCAATATCTGCTTGAGCCATCTGCTGTGCATTCTGAAATCCAGCTTGTCTTAACCCTGAAGCCATCTGTGCGCCTTGACGTGCAAACGCTTCGTTAGATAATGCTTGCGCAACACCTTCACGGCTTCCACCAAATGCACCTGCCTGAGTAGCTTGAGCGCCAATTTGGTTTTGCTGCATTAAACGCTGACGCTCCAAGTCTTGCATTGACGTATCAATAACTTGTTGCGTATATGGGTTTTGATATTGTGAAATATCTGTTGTAGCTAATTGCCCAGCCTGAACTTGTTGTGGCTGATACATCATTCCTGATGCAGTTCCAGCTAAAGCTCCTTTCTGTGCGCTTGCCGCTTGTGTCATTGGATCAGCGTTTATTGCGCCACCATATGCTCCTGCACCAGCCATAGCTTACTCCTTATTTATATAGATCTTCACGAATTTGCGCAGTTCTAGGATCGCGTTTTGCAGCTTCCTGAACGGCTAAATCGTACATTGGAATAGATGAATAACCAGTAAAACCACCTTGTGTAACTGTTTCTGGCATTCCTTCAGTTGGCGATAACTCACCGTAGCCTTCTGGCATCATGCCGAAAGCGTTTGCTGTATTTAAATTCATTTGCATTGCAGCTTCCTGTGTAGGATTGTATGCTGCTACATCAATTCCAGTCCACGGCTGATACTCCATCTTCTGTACTGTTTCAGCTCGTTCCAGGTTACGAATTGTTGGATCACGTAACCATTCTGGAATCTCTGTTGATTGTGTCTGACTTCCGCCTTTTCCACCGCCACCTGACATATTAAATCTCCAAACTTAATGTTGTAAATACTGGCTTATAGCCATGACCTTTTAAAACTTTTTCCCAGCCCTTTCTTCCTGCGATTGTCATATTCTCACAACCCTGGGCTTTACCCCATACTCTTGCTGACTCATTCATATTAACAATTTCTTCCATTGAGCCACCAGCTAAAAATACGTGCAATACTTTCTTTTTAGGAAAAACAATAATCTCTGTTATAGCGCAAGCTGTTTCTGCGCTCCATAGCTGCATATGCCCTGATAACACACCTTCAACAACATCCTCAAAGTCATGCGTTCCACCACCATACGCAAGCGCATCTTCAATCCATTTCTTGCATCTGTCTAGCTCGCTGTATAAGGCTTTATTTCTATCTTGCATTAACCTTTGACCCTTTGTATAGACATTGTGACTGACGGTGTAGATGGTGCAAATGCTGTTGCTGTAAAAGCTTTTAAACTTCCACTTGTACTACTTACCGCCCACATTGCGTTTATTGTATCACCTGCCTCTACTGTAAACAAAGCGGATTTACTTACTGGGCTTGTTCTGCCATTATCATGTGTTGTGGCTCTTGTTGCTCCTAGTGGTACATCTTGCCCATTTAATCTAGGAAAGAAGTAAAACGTAACAGATGAACTGGATGTTGAATACACTTGCGCGGTAAATGATAGGTAATAAGTACCACCCTCATCAAACGTAATATCAGATCCGTTTATAGTAAGCCCTTCATATGCGCCACTAAACTGTATTGGATATGCTGTATCAATGCTTGCAGCGGTTATATCACTTGTGTTGTATAAAAACCCTTGACCATCACCAAGTAAAACCTGCCGCCAGACACCATTCTTTGAAACCACTGGATAACCGTTTACATTATCCCACATGAGCATAGCATCATCTTTAATAGACTCGCCAAGCGACTTGAACTCTAACCTAGATGTTGTGCGCTTTAAAAAGTCATTAAGGCGTTCACCCCATTCTTTCCAGGATGAACCGCTTGGAGGCGGTGGAAATCTCATCGACCACCACCAGCCATAGCTTCTACACGCATAGTGCCAACACCCCATTTTTTATTAGGCGTTGCATCAATTCGCATTCTAAATTGTCTGCCTGTAAATCTAACGCTTGTCGGATTTGTCATAGAGTAAGCACCGTGACTTGTTTCTTCTCCATTTGGATAAAACCTAGTCTTAAATGTTAGCTCTACGTCACCCTGGTTAATTTCATCAGGAATAACTTTAGTTACCTTCATGACTTGATCACCATTGCCTAAACTAATAGGTGCTGACTCAATAAAGCAATCATAACCATTATGGTTATTACCGTATTCATGATAGTGCAAGTTGCCATTGTTGCAAGCAAAGATAGGATAACGCTGCGTACCAAAACCAACCGCTGCAGATCGTCCTAAATCACCAAATGACCATGTGCTGTCTTTATAGTTAAAGCTAACGTATGAATCATTCTCAATCGAGCCTTCTGAAGCATAAAACCACCATACTTCCGAAAACTGCGATAAATGCACACCATAAACTTGTGTAATCTGGCCACGGTTGATATTCTTAAATACACGCCCTCTGACGTCACAATTCAATTCTTTAGGCTCTGAGCCATCAAACACGTAAAAACCGTTTGTACCCATCCAAAATGCCATGTTATCCACTGAGATAATGCTTTTTGGCGCGTTAGTGCCGCAAGCAGTACCAATACGCTCAAACCCATATACATATGGAGAACCTTGATACGTTGCAATGTGAGCATCTACATCAGTAATGATTAACGCTCTACCGCGTACACGCACTCCATTCTGAATAGCTCCAGATGTTTGAAGCAAAATATCTCCAGCTTCATTTATATCTGTAGCCGTCCAGTCCGTATTGTTTTCTCGATCACACCATGCAACTTTACGCGGATCGCCATCAGCACCAAGCGCAAAAATAAAACGCTCTTCGGTTACAAGCATTGCTTGGTTTTCTTCTGGTGAGTTAGCGATTTGTGCTGCAGGTACAGCTGGGTTCAACGCCCACTCATACAATTTACCGTCAGCAGTTGAGCAAGCTACCAGGTTTTCACCCCAGTTATCTAATGACCATGTTGTGGCTGGTTGATAACTACTTGCTGCCTCTCGCTGTGTACCGTAAGCAGATGATCCGAATGTATAACCACCAAAACCATTATTCAAAGCAGCGTTTAAACTACCTTCTACTAAACCAGTAGGTGTAATGTCATTAACCTGCCCTGTAGATGAAACGTAATACAATGTATTATAGTTACCAGCAGCAATGTTAATGTTTGCTGAGTTATCCTTCCAAACGTGCAAACCTCTGGCTGGTGCTGACAATGCCTCTTGAGTAAAAGTCAACCATCCGCCAACTGGCTTCATAGTGCCTTCAACCCACCGAACCAATGAACCATCTCGCCATCTGTTCGATTGCTCATACTCTGTACCGTTTTGGTACATTCCTGGTGGAATATCTAAAGGTATTAGGCTCATAGTTATAACTTCATAATAAATGCTAGTTTGTAATACTTACCGCGCGTATCTACTGTGTGCGTGTGGCTACCATCTGAGTTAATCCCATGCGTGTGGCCTTGTGACCCACCAGTATTACTTGTGTAGTAACGTCTAACATTAACAGTATCAGAACCCCTGTTACGTAACCCTGATGCGTACTCAAAATCACCTGTACCAAACTCATTGTGATCCCCACCCAAATGTCTA